TTATTTATCTTTCTTCTACCAGCAGCTGTTAAACCGCCTGACCTACTCTTATGTTTGCCCATTTTAAGGCGTACATTTTTCTTAGTAGCCATTTACTTTTTCTTTTTCTTTTTCTTTTTAGGAGGTCTGCCTACCTTAGTACCATAAGTACCTTTGCCATAAGGAGCCATAAGAATAAAGGGGGTTGTGTTACCCCCTTATATTAACGGCTTATGAGTTAGCTGCATAGAGTTCGATTGCACAGTCTGGGCGAAGTACGCCTGTTCCGTGAACCATGCTTCCAACAAGGAATGTTCCCTGGTATAAAGCGTGGACATCTGCTCCTGTCTGCTCCATCTTAAGATCCATCAACTTAACTGTACCAACAGCTTGCTTGTTAAATACAAGACCAATGTTATCGGTGTAGTTAGCGTGGTATGTGTTATTCTCTCCAGTTACCGCTGATCTGTTTGTCTTAGGTAAATGGTTAGATTTCACAATGTGGATTCCTGCAACTTTAAGGACTTCTCCTTCTGCGTATGCTCCTTGTCCACCCCAATCTCTGTTGATGACATCAGTAGTTTTAGCAAGCTTGTAGTAGTTTGCTGGATCTAAACAACAGTATCTATCCTCTTCTGGAAGGTTGTTAACATCCATCTGTTCAGCAGCAGAGAACAAAGCAGTTGCTAAGTCAGCACCAGTTACGGCAGCGACAGCAGCAGCTGTGTTAGCTGTACCTGATTTAAGGATCTTAACTCTTGTACCACCTGGAAGATCGGTGTTGAAGTTAGTACTTGTTCTTGCAGCTTGAGCTATTGAAGCAGCTACGTTCTGATCGAACTGGTATGCTAAAGCATTTCCCATCTGAACTGAGTACTGGCTTCTCACATCGTAGTGATTCTTGGCCTCGTCAATGTCTGCAATAAATGTATTCGACACTAATTTGTCGTCAATATTTATTGTAGCTTCAGCGTGCTTGATAGCATTACCAGTAAGTTGTGTACCTGGAGTATGATAAGCAGTACTAGAAAGTCCAATAATTGGAAATTGTGCTGATTTTCCAGAACTTATAGTTCTGACAGTATGTAAATCTTCAAAGATAGTTGCCTTTCTAAAACTTGAAAGTACCTCTCCTGCAAAGACTTTGAGAAAAAGTGCATCGTAGCCAGTACCTGTATTGTTAACAAGTCCGAGCCTTGATGACGTAAAGTTAGCCATCGGTTAAATACCTAGAATTAATGATTATCCAGACCATTACTTCTGCATAGGTGTCCTTCGCAAAGGGCTTTGCTTCTGTTAGAAGGTCTAGGTTGATCTAACTATAGCGTTTAAAGTATGTTAGATCGACCTAACTTTTCACTAACCTTCTTTCTGTATGCACTATCTTTTTGATAACGAGGATCATTCATAGCTTCTACTAACTGTGCATTGGATTCAAACTTATCATTGCTTCCACCTCTAGATGATCTGCCTCCAATCAATCTTGGCTCTTGATCTGTAGCTGCCATGTAACGTGCCTGGAGTCCATCGACTGCGAGCTTGACATAGTTAACGTCAGTAGATTTCATTGCCTTATCGTAGGCTGCCCTCTCTTGTTCGTTGAAGTTTTGTCCAGCCCAAGTAACCATCTCCTTATATCTTTCTGCTCCTCCATATTCATTCTGTAAATCAGTAGCCTGTTGAACACTCAGTTCATTATCTTTTGTAGCTCTGTACTGCAAGCCATCAAGATATGACTCGACCATATCTCTACTAAAGCCAGCACCTTGTAGTGATTCATAGTCTGAATCCTCTAGCTTTCCATTCTTTTGCCAACGCTCATTCATGTTGCCGTAGTCAACACCAGCTTCTTCTAGTTTGCTTCCTACTAAATCTCCGTAAATTTCTTTAGCAGTTCCCTGTGGTGTTTCAGTTACTTGCTCTTCTGACTTTGACGGCTGACTCTGCATCTTTTGCAGTTCGATGTAAGCCTTCTCTAATTCTTCCTGGCTCTTGTATTTACCAGCTAGCAGTTTCTCTTCACCCTGGATCTCAACATTATCATCTTGAGTAAGTTGTTGTTCCTCTGCAAGTGCAGGATCTACAGCTGTGGTAGGTTCATCTTTGATGGTAATAGCTTCTGGCATAATTTTTAACTAATAATGATTTCGTTTTTATCAGGATTGCGAGTAATAGTCGGTAGTGATGTATCAGGTTCTACAAAATCAGAACCTTTAATGACTATCTCTTTGACTCCTGGTACTACAGGTGCATCCGATACAGGTTTCTTAGCCTGTTTCTTGGATGGTTTCTGCGAACTGGCTGGCATCAATTCCTCCTTGATTTGTAATTGCAGTTAGTGCTTCGGCAGCCCTATCAGGGGTTGTACCCTGGAAGTTCTTAACTGCCTGTGCCATAGCTGGTGATTGGATTCCCTTCTCTAGCAACTGTTGTTGTTGCTGTTGTTGGGCTGCCTCTGCTTGTGCAGCAGCTTCTTGTTGTAACTGCTGTGAAGTCTTGACTAAGTTCGTTGTATCTATTGAACCACTAGCTGCAAGTCTGCGTAGCGCTTCTTCGACATTAAGAAACTTCATCATCGCTTCTGGGCCAAGTGCATTGTTGGCAGTTTGAATGAAGTCTACAAGTTTATTGCGATCATCGCCACGGCCAATCGCTTCGATACCTGTAACTGCCTTCTCTTTAATTAATGGTTCTCCTGTTATCTCGCTGTTAGGGAAGTCAGGTAACTTACGCTTCTTGCGTAGTATGTGAGTCAGTCGTCTAACAAGTGGTAACTGTAGTTCTTGGCTAAGTATGGAATACAATCCTGAGATACCAGCATCTAGCTCCTGCGCCATATATCTTATCTCTTCTGCTGTAACTCTTTCCCCTGGTCTTTGTATCGCTGTGTTAAGCATGAACGCAAAAGCTAACCTTTGCTCTATTCGTTCTATGGTTTGGTTTGCTATCTGTAAATCTTGTGATTTACCAGCAGCCTGGAGTACTGTGACATCTGCTGCATTGCCTTGTACGATAGATCCATTCGATGCCTGGCTAAGTGTGCGTGGCCTTGTTGTGCCATTTGGGTTACATAAAAATAAAACTTTACTGAGACTTGCGCTCGCTTCCAATATAGCTTTGTATAAATTTTCTAGTGCAAGTAAGTCGCCATAATACTGCTCGACATACGACCTTCCGTACATTTCTGAATCCACCCGATCTTGCCTCAATGCAATCCAGGGAGATACATCTGCCTTGCATTTACCATGAGTGCCTGGTATCTCTTTACCTTTTATTTCTTGATACCAATAGCAGTAGTTATCCATGTATTTAACACAGGTATATATCTTGACCATACGTTTCTCCATCTCTTCCTCGTCTTCTTCATCCTCCTCCAGGTATTCGTCTGGAAGTGCATCTTTAAATATCTCTTCTTCTACTACTATCTCTGTCACGTTACCCATAGGGTCACGACAAAGCACATAAGAATCTAAATGTATAACCTTTATCCCTTCGTCACTTACATACAACAGAACATTACCACCTACAAGTAAATGCTTTATTGCTTCGTGCATTGCAGCACGCCCACCCATAGTCTCTAGTAATCTCATTACTGCCTGTTCTACTTTGACTAATGCGGTATCGAACTCAGTAATCATCTGCGGATCTTGTTGATCTGCCATCAAAGCCAGGCTATCTATTTCTAATTTAAAAAAATTTTCGTTAGTAGGGAAAAGAGTACCAGCAAGCTTACTGGTCATGTGACCAACACCTCTTGCGCCTAGTGATTGATATGGAGTTGGCAACCTACCAGCATCTCCATAGTTCTCATCTTCTATTAGTCCAGGAATAGTAACCTTACTACAATCTCTTGCACGCATTAACTGCGAGTCTCTATCTATTCGCAGCTGCTCGTAGCGTTGTGAAGCCGTGCCGTTAGGTGTGCCATACAACGCTGACTGTGCATCAACATTATTAGTAAGTTTAATCTTCATTACATTGTGTTAGGTATAGTCAAAGTGCCAGAACCACCAGCACCTGGAACTATATCAGTTCTATAACGTCTTCTATTAGAACCAGCTTTGTTTGTTAAAGGAGCAGAAGAAGAACCGATCTGCATAGATGCTGCGCCAGCAGCTGTCTGTGCGTTAGCACCTTGTATTGAAGGATCGGAAAGTGGAGCAGGAGCAACTTCTGTTGCGCTTGCAGCTGTTTCAGCTATTGGCTCTGGTGCAGCTGGAGGAGCAGCTAGTGCTGCCTGTTGCTGTGCCTCGAACCTTTCTCTTTGGGCTTCTAGGTTTCTCTCGAACTGTTCTTGTTGGATACGCATTTGTTCTTTCTGCATTTCCATCTGTTCTTGATGCCTTCTTTCGGCTTCACCATCGTCACCGCCACCGCCTCTGCACATAATCTTAATTTTGTAGGTTGTTTTGTTCAATATAAACTGATTCAAGAATTTTTACCAGCTTTACCTGACCAGAATATAACCAAATCTCACGATCAGTCATATCAATCGTAGGGCAACGATCTGGAAATAACTCTTTTAGCTTAATAATAAGTGCTTCGTCAATCGCTGGATAGCCTTCGTTTACTGTATCGTCAATGGCTGCCATAACTGTACCTCTCCTGTAGTGTAATTGTACTCTTCATCCCGAAGGATGCGAGTAAGTTGGGCTGTCATTATTGCATCGGCATAGGTTTTGTTTTTCTTTTCGTAACTCTTCACAACCTTATCCCACATCTCTTCGACAGTAGTTGCGCCCTCTAGCATTTTCTCTGCTGTCTTTGGTCCAACTCCTACAAGTCCTTCGATGTTATCTGTATGATCTCCTGACAATACTTGTTGCATCCAATGTCTATCTGCTTTCTTTCTTGTAATTAATTCGAGGTCATCGTTAGCAAGTAAGGTGCAAGGTACTCCTCTCATATCTTTATCTGGAGAAACAATAATAGGATTATCATGTTGACCATTCGTTGCCAATAGCCCCATTACGTCATCTCCTTCGAGTCCGTTAAAAGCAACAGAGTGATAGCACTCTTTAGTTATTTGTATGACATCACGCAAAGCTAGTGGGTGACGTTTGCCTACCCTGTTAGCTTTGTAGTCCTGGTATATCCCATGACGAAAGGTTGGGTATTGAGTAAAGCACATTATCACTCCGCTGTCGTCATTAGTTAACTTCTTATATCCTTCTATCCGAAGGTCGACTAGATCCATGCAGTCTTTCTCTGTACTGTGCAGTAAATGTGATCCATCGTCAGCCCTAAAATCTGTCTCGCAAGCACAACAAGAAGAATAGATTAGCCAATCAGCATCAATCAATAGCGTCATAATTTTTCTCCAAAAAAATCCGCAGCTGTAGCTGCAAGTCTGCCTGTCTCTTCTGTATATGTAAGTTTATCTGCCATTCCTAGACAACCTGTGTGTCTATTTTTTAACACTTTTAGCTGTAGTTCATTGTTCTTCTCTTCGTCAGTCTGTGATCTGATGCCACAAATTACGAGGTCAGATAACTGGGCTATGCTTTGACTCCCTCTCAAGCTGGCTAGATTTATGTCGCCTCCATCTTCAGCTGGTTTACCATCAGTCCTGCGCAAGTGACTGACCATAACTAAACCTACCCCTGTCTTCTCTACTACCTGTCTTAACTTGGTAACACATACGTCAATTTGTTTTCTCTCATCTCCAACAGTTAATCCGCTAACGACAATACTAATATGGTCGAGGAAGATAACGTCACAGTTCTCTCCTGTTGCCATGTACGTTATCTGTTCTAATAACCTATCTGGATCTAGTGAGCCAAAATGTTCCAGGAGTAAGAACCTATTACCAGCAAACAAGTAGTCAAATGCCTGGCGTAATTCCTTTTCATCTACTTCTTCTTGGTTAAGATGCAATGGTTTGTTTAATGCAACAGACAATATGCCTTGCATACTTCTCTTACTGCTCTCTTCTAATCCAATCCAACCAACCTTTAATCCATTATTTAGGAAGTGATAAGCAAATTCTCGACAGAGTAAACTCTTCCCCGATCCTGTTCCTGCGCAGATAGTTACGAGTGCTTGCTTACGAAACCCCTGGCACATCTTATTAAGTATTGGATATGGATAACTACATACGCCTGTCTCGTCTTTCTTTATTAGTTGTTCCCATAAATCATAGGCGTTATGTATTCCATCTGGTCTAGCAGGGATTGCTTTCCATAAGAGATCCTTAAGTTCTTCCCCTTCTCCTGCGAGGAGCATTTCGTTAGCATCCTTTCTTGGCAATCTACATATAGCTGCCTTTCCAGGAGGTAAGATTTCAACTGCTTTCTCGGCAGCAGCCATGCCAGGCTGGTCACTATCGAAACAAATAACAATACGATTGAATTGTGATAACCATTCTAAGTTTGCGGCTATGTACTTATTAGCCGATTGACAACCATTTGGCAAACTAACTACAGGAAAACGATTGCCTTGAATTTGGCTGATTGTAAGGCAATCAACTTCCCCTTCTGTGATTACAGCAAAGATATTGGTTTCAGTTCCGTGGTTTTGTCTCCAAATTTTTTGACCCCAAAGTTGCATATTGCTAGTGTCTCCGACCCATCCGAATCTTTTATCTTTGTATCGAAGATGCTGTGCAACAGGTTTGCCTATCTTGTCGTGGTATGTAGCAACCTGGACTACCTGGTTGTTAAATTCTGCATACCCATAGTCATATAGTTCGCAAGTCTCTTTGGTGATTCCACGTTTAGGTAATTCCTTTGGTGTAACGAATGGAAGTAGAGGTGTGACCTTCATCTTAAATGGTTTCTCAAACTTAATAGGTTTATCTTTAGGTGGTTGGAACTGCCAACCGCAGCCAAAACAATACTTATGTCCATCGTCATAGACAGCTACGTTATCTTTTGACTGACACTCAGGGCAAGGTTCTTTGCTTATGTACTTACTTACCATTAGACCAATAAGCAATAAGTCGTTCTAATTCTTTTATCCTTTTCTTTGCCTGTTCAATTTTTTCCTGGGTTGTCATACCATTCTGGTGGGATAATTTTGTCAGCGTATAGGAAGCCGTGCCTATCACACCACTTGGCGTAAGTCAGACTTCCTTTAGCTTTAGTTAGTTTGTTCTTACTGTTCTGAAATACAAAACGTATATCTAATTCGGGATGTTGCGCCTTGACCGCAAGATGTTTTCTCCTTGTTTCCTTATCGAGTACGCCTTTAATTTCGCATATAATCCCATTATCGAAGATGATGTCAGGGCAGTAACTGCTATTGAGGATGTAATCAATGTTGAGGGTTTCATAGGAGAATTTAATTTTGTTGTCATCAAGGTTCTTGGCAACAGTTGCCTCGAATTTACTTCTGTATCTAGAACTCGTTTGAGTCGAAGTCCGCTTCGAGTGGTATGACTGCTTTGCTTGGCGCATCGAAGCCGAAGTCCTGGGCTGATTTAACATACTCAACGTGTTTGTGTATCTTTACTGCTTGTGGTTGTATCTTTACACCCACTCCAAAATTACCAGAGTAACCCTGGCAGCGTAAGTTGACTTGTCCTAGTGTACCTTGACCACACTTGTTAACCTTCTGTTTCTCATCTTCTGTCATCAGCTGGTTATCTGCATTAAATAATACAGGTGGTGTCATGTGCCATTGCTCTCCTGTAGTTCTATTAATACCTCCTGTTGGCATCTTAGTTTTTACAACAAAGTAATCCTGTTCTCCTTCTCCATCGTCTATCTTTTCATAGCTCCAGGGCTTGTTAGCTAACTTAAATTTCTTATCTGGATCAGCAGATTTAACCTCTTGCTTATGCTCTTCGAGGAAGCCTTCTAGCTCTTTCTCTAAGTCAAGTGCTTTATCCATAGGTATGAGGCAAGTAACCTTCCACATTGGTTCATACTTAGTGTCTGCCTCTACTACCCAGGTGTATTGGAATCTACAAACTGGTGTCTTTGTGATTAATGTTTTTCTTTTAGTAGTCATGTGATGAAATAATTTGAATGACGTGTGATGTTAGGGTCGAGAGTTCCGTGCTGTGGCTCACTAGGCATACCCTTAGTGCCTGGTATTTGTGATGTTAGCTTTACTTTTATATCTGACAACCAATCATGTGCATACATATCTGCAAAAGTTTTTCTTACTGAATCTCTTAGCTGTGACATTTCTGCTGGAGTGGTGGTAAAGCAGTCGTGTACTCCTCCTATATTTTGTATGTATTTCATTGAATCCACAGTTGTAGCTGCCATGTGACTGCTATCAAAACTATGAAGTACGTTTGCAGATAAAGCATAACTCATTCTCTTGCTATCTAGGCCAGGTTTATCTACTTGTGTTCGTATATCTAAATAAATATCTGATAAATACTTAAGTCTTATCCTCGATAACTTT